AGTTCACCACAGGCACTACTGAAACCTTGTTACGAATCTTTCTGCGCGGCACATACAGTACCGACAACGCCGCAGACATCTTGGTCTGGCATCCGCAGTTTGAAGTTGGAGCCACAACCGTTGGAACCTACAGCGCGTGCGGAGCCACTGCGCCATCAAGCGGTCAGCGCTTTGATTACGACCCAAGCCAAATGCTTATTAGCGGAACGACGGGTGTTGAATTGGCACCAGCGTTTACCAGCGCTAACTGGACTCAGGCAAGCGGCTGGTCAGTATCGAACGGCATGTACGTTCAGAATGGTACTTCTGCCGGCAACTACGGAAACACAACGAGTTCCAGAGTTGTTGCAGGAAAGACTTACCTGTGCGTCTACACCATCTTCGCAATTACAACGGCAGGCAATGGATTCTCTGTAGTTCTTGGTAATACTGCTGGCGCTGTACGTACAGCTATTGGAACCTACTCGGAATACATCACGGCGGCTAACTCCGGATACATTTCGATGACAGCTAGAGGCTCTGGAGCCTGGGCTGGAACAGTGTCCGCAATCTCTGTCCAAGAAGTGACATACGCTACTACCGGTGTAGAGTACGTAGTTAACGGCAACTTCGCATCAGGCAGCACAGGATGGAACCTGACTAGCGGCTCGCCAACGATAGCGGTAGGCAGTGCTACCTTGAATGCTAACGGTGACACAATCAGCCAGCAAACCACAACAGTTACGCTCGGAAAAACATACAAAATTTCATTTGACATTACCCAGTCAAACTCCGGAAACCTTGTTGTATTCGCAGGCGCCAATGCCTTGTACGATAACTTCCCTGGCGTCGGCAACGTTACCGTTTATGTTCGCGCCAGCGCCACTAACGTTATCAGATTTAACTCGCAAGGGTTTATCGGCAAGGTAACAAACATCTCGGTGCAAGAAATGGTTTTCACGCCAAGAGGCTTGCTGGTAGAAGAAAGCAGGTCCAACGGCTGCACCTATAGTGGCACAATGTATGATGCAAACTGGGCAAGTTTTGGTTCAGTCACCGCGGCGGTATCAACGGTACCATCTCCAGATGGTATCAATATGGCAGCAACGCTTACGTTTACTGGATCAGGTTCTAGATACAAGAGTTGCGCTCCCACCGTAACTACGTTGGCACCTTGGACGTTCAGCGTTTATGTCAAGTACGTTTCTGGAGCAGCAAATACAACCGTTATCTGCGCTAGTCAAAGTGCATTTGGTGGAACAGGTGGTGACAGAATTGTGGTGTTTAACGCGCAAACTGGAGCGTTTCTATCTTCATCAACAGAAATTGGAACGAACTACACAATTACAAACGCTGGTAACGGCTGGTGGAGGGTTTCTGGCACCTATACGCCCACAACTGCTTCAGTCACAACTAATGTAGGTGTTAGTAACGGCTTAACATCTACTGTTCTTGTTTGGGGAGCACAGCTTGAGCTAGGCTCGTTCCCAACTTCGTATATTCCAACGACGATAAATGTACCTGTAATAAGACAGAATGATATTGTTCAATTGTTAAGTACTAATTTTGGTCCATGGTATAATCAAACTCAAGGCACTTTCATTGCTGAAGTTTATTATACACTTCCATCAGCAACAACCAGTCCTCAAACTGCATTAATCGCATCTGATGGTAGTAGTACTAATCGTGTTTATCTCCGTAGAAATAATACTACTGGGATAAGTGATAGTAATGTAGTTGCTGCGAATGTTTTTCAGTCAATTACTGGTCCATCAGTATCTATGACTCAAAATAATATTGCAAAACTGGCGATAGCATATCAGGCAGCATCATCAACTGTAGCAATTAATGGTACATCTGGCACACCATCCGGCGCTGTAAGTATTCCTTCAACACTAACACAGCTTGATATTGGTGGAGGCTTTGGGGCAACGTATATTAATGGATGGATTAGAAGAATCCAATATTTCCCAACAAAACTATCTGATACCCAGATTCAAACACTAACATTATAAATAATATAAAAGAGTATAATTTATGAAATTTCTAAGAGAATCAACCGACGTAGGTCTAATCCAGCTTTTAACAGAAGAAGTTGGAGATAAAAAGTTCCTCTGTATTGAAGGTATCTTTGCCCAAGCAGAAAAGAAGAACCGTAATGGTCGCATTTATCCAAAGGAAATCATGGAGAATGCAATTAACAAGTATAACGATGACTATGTTAAGACCAACCGGGCTATTGGTGAACTATCACACCCAGAGAACCGTCCTACTCCAAAACCAGAATTAGCATCCCACCTGATCACAAGTCTTCGTTTTGAAGGTAATGATGTGATCGGCAAGGCAAGAGTGCTGAATACACCACAAGGTAATGTCCTAAAGGGTCTGCTTGAAGGTGGTGTGCAAATGGGTGTATCTACCCGCGGACTGGGTTCTATTGAGGTCCGCGAGGGTGTAACGTATGTCAAGGACGATTTTTCCATGATGGCTATTGATGCAGTAAGTGATCCTTCGGGGATCGACTGTTTCGTTAATGCATTGCATGAAAGTCGCGATTGGATTTTTGTTGATGGAAAATATGAAGAAAGAGAAATTGCTGAGGCTATCAAGTCGTTAAAAGGCAATAGAAAACAACTTGAAGAACAGGCATTGAAGCAGTTCAACAAATTCATTAATTCCATTTAATGAAATTCAGTTTTAATAAATAAAATATAAAGGAAAATACCATGGCTCTAGAAGATAAGATCAAAGCATTGCAAGAAGCTGCTCAATTACTTGAGGCAGCTAAGAAAGATACATCTGATGCAGAAGATGACATTAATGGCAAATCCGAAGACGGTGAAGCTATTGAAGGTGAAGATGAGACATCTGGATCAAAGAAAGATAAAGCACCTGTTAAAGAATCCGTTAAGGAACCTGTAGCAAAGATTGATCTGGGTAACCTGTTCGAAGGTACCGAACTAAGTGAAGAATTCAAGACAAAAGCAACGACTATTTTCGAAGCTGCTGTCGAAGCTCGTGTTAATCAAGAACGCGAAGCTCTAGAAGAAGAATTGGCTCTTCGTGCTCTGACCGAGTCCGCAGAACTAAAAGAGGGGTTAGTTGAAAAAATTGATGGATACCTTGACTTTATGGTCGAGCAGTGGATTAAAAATAATAATGTAGCCCTTGAGCGTGGCATTAAAGCCGAAATTTTTGAATCGTTTGTTACGAAGATGCAAGAAGTGTTCGTTGAACACAACATTAATCTTCCTGATGAAGAATTTGACATTGTTGAATCTACATTGGCAAAGACAGAAGAATTGGAAACAAAGCTTAATGAACAAGTAGCTCAAAACATCGAGTTGAACCGTACAATCAAGCAATATGCAAAAGAAGCTCTCATTAAAGAACATTCCGTCGGAATGACAGATATTGATGCTGAAAAGTTCGCATTGCTGGCTGAAGAAGTCCAATTTGATGACGAAGAAACTTTTGCTGCTAAGCTAGGCACTATTCGTGAAAACTATGTGTCGAAGCCTGAAGCTAAAGTGGCTAAGGAATTGACAGAAGATGTTACACTTGATAGCAACACTCCTGTTGAACAACTGACAGAAGAGAAGAAGATTGATCCAACAATGGCGGCATATCTTCGTGCTCTGAAATAATCAACTGCATAAACTTTAAGGAAAATAAAATGCAAAATACTCGTCCTGAACTTTTGGCAAAATGGGCTCCAATTCTGGAATCTACTGCTGCTCCTACTATTAAAGATAACTATCGTAAGCAAGTTACTGCTGTTCTGTTGGAGAACACCGAACGCGCTTTGATGGAAGAAAAGAATGCTCTGTTTGAAGCTGCTCCAACCAACTCCGGTGGTACTGGTATTGCTTTGGGTGGTGCTGGTGCTTCCACCGGTACAGTTGCTGGTTACGATCCAATCCTGATCAGCCTGGTTCGCCGTGCTGCGCCAGCGATGATCGCTTATGACATGTGCGGTGTTCAGCCAATGACACAACCAACCGGTCTGATCTTCGCTATGAAGAGCCGTTACGGTACACAAAACGGTACTGAGGCGCTGTTCAATGAAGCTAACTCTGCATTCTCTGGTGCTAACGCTGCTGGTACTGGTGCAGGTACTATGACCCAAGGTCAAGCTGGTATCGGTACTAACGACACTGGTTACGGTGCTACCACAGCAACTGGTGAAGCAATGTCTGGTTCTGGTACAAGCCCAACAGCTTTCGGTGAAATGGCTTTCTCAATCGAAAAGACTTCTGTTACAGCTCGTTCACGTGCTCTGAAAGCAGAATACTCGGTTGAATTGGCTCAAGACTTGAAGGCAGTTCACGGTCTGGACGCAGAAGCAGAACTGAGCAACATCCTGTCTCAAGAAATTCTGAATGAAATTAACCGTGAAGTTATCCGTACTGTGTATCTGTCTGCAAAGGCTGGTGCTCAAGTAGGTACTGCAACTGCTGGTACTTTTGACTTGGACGTTGACTCCAACGGTCGTTGGTCTGTTGAAAAGTTCAAAGGTTTGATGTTCCAAATCGAACGTGAAGCTAATGCAATTTATCAACAAACACGTCGTGGTCGTGGTAACTTCATCGTTTGCTCAGCAGACGTTGCAAGCGCCCTGGCAATGGCTGGTGTTCTGGACTATGCTCCTGCTCTGAACAGCAACAACGGTCTGACTCCTGACGAAGCTTCTAGCACTTTCGCCGGTGTTCTGAATGGCAAGTACAAAGTGTATGTGGATCCATTTGCAGCTAACCAAACAGCAACTCAGTTCCTGATGGTTGGTTATAAAGGTACTTCCGCATTTGACGCAGGTGCATTCTACTGCCCATACGTTCCTTTGCAGATCTACAAGGCTGTTGATCCAGCTACGTTCCAACCAAAGATCGCATTCCGTACACGTTACGGTTTCGTTGCTAATCCATTCGCTGCTAGCGATGGCGTTGCAGCTAACGGTCTGAACAGTGGTAACAATGTTTATTTCCGTAAAGTTAACGTAACTAACCTTTTATAGTTAGTATACTTTCCTTATAAATACTCCAATAGGGGTGTTTATAGGTGAATAAATCTAACCCCTATTTTAACTAATAGGGGTTTTTTTATGGCTAAAGAAAAATATGGATTCGTGTATCTATGGCGTGATCGTAAACACAATAGGTACTATATTGGATGTCACTGGGGAAATGTTAACGACGGATATATCTGTTCATCTACATGGATGAAACAGGCGTATTCTCATAGACCACAAGATTTTAGACGCAGAATTCTAGTTACAAATATTTTAACTAAAAAGGAGATGTTTTATAAAGAACAAGAATTCTTTAATAAAATTAAACCAGAAGAAGTAAAAAATAGATATTACAACATTCATATAACAAACAATACAACTTGGCACATGGATGAAGAAAAAGTTAAATCTGTAGCCGAAAGAAGAAAAGGTAAAGCAACTTATAAAGACGCCGATGGAAACAAATACTTTTTACATAAAGATGATCCAAAAATTGCAGAACTAAATTTAGTTGGAAATAATACTGGTTTAACAATGAGTGAGGAAACTAAAGCGGTAATGTCAACGCTAAAGGATAATCTCAAGAAAATTAAACTATATCATCCAATAACAAATGAATTTCGTAAAGTCTTGGTTAGTGATAAACATATAGTGGATGAACTATTATCCGAAGGGTGGTCTGAAACAAAGTCTGCGTCTTCATATGAATATGGCAAAAATATACAAAAGAAAATCGTATCCGAAAAGTTAACTGGTGTCAAAAAGAACTATGAATGGACAGATAAACAACGAGAAGCTGCACGGAGACAACAAGCTAAAATTGCAAAAGATCCAATAATTCAAGCTAAAAAGAGTGCCAAAATATCTGCTCTTAAATGGTTCCATGATCCAATAACTGAAGAAAAGGGTAGATTTAATGAATGCCCGACAGGCTGGAAATCGGGTCGTGGCAAACAAGAAAATTCGAATGGTGGTCGTACTACTTGGAATGATGGGATTAGAAATTATATGCTTAAACCAACAGATTCAACTGAAGGTTTAGTTCGGGGTATGATTACACGATAAATAGTAAATGTTACTCTCTAAAGAAGAATTAATAGAATTTGTACAGACCAACGTGGTTAAATCTGGTGATAGAGTTACCTCTAAACAAAATGGTTTAACTTACGTTGTTGATCATGTTGTAATATCTGGACACGATTTAAGAATAATCTGTACAGACGGTACAACTCATAACGCTTTGGATATTTTTAAAAATGAATACAATGACTTTTAAACAATGGCTTATTGAGCACGTTAATGCCGGAAATTATATCGGAATTAAAGCAGATGATTGCTCCAAATTCCTATTGAATATTGGGCTAAACAATCCAATTACAGGAACAGAACCGCCTAACAATGATTATCATGTCACATTAATGTATTCAAAGGATACTGATGTGTATCCTAATACAATTGAGGTTGGATTAAAAAGATTATTTCCTAATTCAATAATTGCCAATATAATAGGGGCAGATTGTTTTGATTCACTGCCCAAGAATGGTGAACGAGACGAAGCAAAATCATGTTTAGTATTAAAACTTGAAGCACCAGAATTGAATAAGATTCATAATCATTTAAAAATTCTTGGTTTGCAACATTCATACCCAGAATTTCATGCCCATATAACTTTATATTATAATATGAGTGTTGAAGAAGCACATTTTCTTGCTTGGAAAATTAATGATATTTTATCAAAATTACCACAGCGAGTAATTTTAAGTAATATCTATTCGGAAACGGTTAATAAAGACTACGTATGACAGCAACAACCTATCCAGATAATATAACACCATTAAATCCGATTGGATTTCAATTTTCTATTCAGAAATTTCCTGAATTAACATATTTTCTGCAAGAAGCACAATTACCTTCTATGACACTTGGTGAAGCGGTACAAGTATCATCTGTACATGATGTTAGGTTACCCGGTGAAGCAATTACATTTTCTGATTTACAAATAACATTCATGGTTGATCACAAAATGGAAAATTATCTTGCCATTTATAAATGGATGGCTGCATTGGGGTTTCCCGAAGGACATGATATATTCACTGCTTGGTTGGCTAATCCAAAAAATATATTATCTCC